AGGATATCAATTAAAAACTTCTAGAAGATCATTAAATATAATGCTTCAAGAGTGGGGCAATAGAGGTATTCACTATTGGGAGATAGGAGAGTTAGATTTAGATTTAATTGAAGGTCAAGCAGAGTATAAATTTTTTAGATCAAGTGGAGATGGCACAAGTGCTACATCAAATCCAAATGGTATTTATGGAATATCCGATGTCCTTGAAGCACAATTAAGATCAGATAGAACAGCAACAGATCAATCAGATAGTCCTATGACAAAGGTTGACAGATCAACGTATGCTGCATTTTCAAATAAATTATCAAAAGGTACACCTAATCAATATTGGGTACAAAGATTTATTGATCATGTTAGTATCAGTGTTTACCCAACACCAGATTCAACAAATGCATCTAAAGATATGCATTTTTATTATATAAAAAGAATTCAAGATATTGGAGCTTATACTAATGCTACTGATATGCCTTTTAGATTTATACCTTGTATGGTTTCAGGTTTAGCTTATTATTTATCTATGAAGTATGAACTACAAAGAGCATTACAAGAAGATGGTTCAGCTTCAAGTACATACATTACACCTAAAGCTTATTACCCAGGAACCTAATGTCTAAATACGCAACAGGAAAACATTCAAAAGCAATTTCTGATAGATCAGGTATGGAATTTCCATATAGAGAAATGGTTAGAGAATGGAATGGTTCGTTTGTTCATTACACAGAGTTTGAACCTAAGCAACCCCAACTTGAACCAAAAGCAATTGGTGGTGATGGTATTGCATTATTACAAGTAAGACCAGATAGAACAGAACCTATTACAACTGTAATGATACCAGAAAATGGTTTTAAAACATACCAAGCAGGATCAGGAATTATTAATGTAAATGTTCCTGGACATGGTCTAACAAATGGTACAACATATTTATTTAGAGGTGCACCAACAATTTCACCTGGAACAGGTACTTCAACTAATCCTGTAT